GTTCTAATCTTACCTCTGTCGTTTGCTTTACGAGATACATTGTCCATTAGTTTTTTTACAAATGGAGCTTTGATATGATATTGTCTAATTAATTTTTCCGCTGATTCTTTCATCAAACCTAGTTCGGCCATTAATTTATTTTTACCCATACCATACATTAAACCTAAATTAATTGTCTTGGCTTGTTTACGTTCTATACCTGCCATGTCTGCAACAACTTGGTGAAAGTCTGCGTCTCCTGCATTGTATGCGTCTACAATTTCATCAACTCCTTCTAAATTTTGTAGTTTTGCGTAATGCACTAAAATTCTTGGCTCTTGTTGTGAGTAATCAAATGAACCCCAAACATGTTTTTCTTCTGGAATAAATATAGATCTAATCATTGGACCAAGTTCAGGATGTCTTGCAGGAATCTGTTGTAAGTTTGGATTGCTCATACTAAATCTACCTGTAACTGTTCCACCTTGATCTGATCTAATTTGATTTATGTCTGCATGTATTCTACCATTGACTGCATGTTTAGTTATAGAATCTATAAATGTTGTATGAGCTTTATTTAATTCTCTTGCTTCTGCAATTGATCTTGGTAATTCATGTGGATGATTTTGTAAAAAGTTTTTTGTAAAACTTGGTTCTTTACTTTTTTCTGTTCGATCATATGGAAGTTTTAACTTATCAAAGGCTTTTGCTATAGATCTGGCTGCCATAATTTCTACTTCAACACCAGTTAATTTTTTTATATTTTTTATAATTTTCTCTTCCCTTTTTATTAAATTTTGTTTAATATTTTGGGCTTTTTCTAAATCAACTTTCACACCTTTAAATCTCATATCAACTAAACATGGAAATAATTTTGTTTCTAAATTAAATATGTCCATTAATTCTTGATTATACAATTCTACTTTTAATCTTTGCCAAAGTTTTAATGTTGCCTCTGCATCACGTTCTGCATATTGACCTACAAACATTGGTGGTAATCTCCACATATCTGCTTTGGCATCTAATCCATATTCTTTTGCTGCCTCTATTAAAATTTTTTCATCCTTACCTATACCTATATAATGTTTTGAAAGTGTATTTAATTGATAAGAAAGTCTATTCTCATCAATTAAAGAAGCCGCTATCATAGTGTCCATTATGGGTCCTTTAATGGTCAGCCCTGCTGACCTTAACCAACAAATGTCATACATAGCGTTATGAAAAATAAAGGTTGTATCTTCTTGTTTGAATAAATCTTTAAGCCAATTAAACACCAAATTTTTATCCATATTACCACCTTGCTCATGGTGTACTGGATAATAGCCCGACCACCCCTCTACGGCCACCGCAACGCCAGCAATGTGCCCTTTTCCGGTTACATTACCAGAGCCTAACTCTTTTAAGTGTGGATCATTAGTTTCTAAATCTATCGCTATTTCTTTGGCTCCGCGCAGATCTTTTAGTTCATCTGGCATAACCCATTCTGTTTCAGGGGTAAATAGGGGTATTTGTGTGCTTCTCACTTGTAGTCTCTCTCCTTCACCATTTCTAGATAATGTATAGCTTTATCTATATCTTGTATGCCTCCCTTAAAAGGAGCCCTACATATATACTTTATAGCGTTCCCTTCTGCGAATTGCAACCTATTCTTGTTAATAAAT